CATTATATGTTGTTTAACATTTATGTTCAGCAGATATCGAAATTAAATGTTCCTGGTGCTGTTGATCCTACTGCACAAAATGCTAATGCTCAATACATTACACAGAGTGGTATATCAAATGGTGGTACTGGCATAGGAGTAATAGGTGATATTGGAAGAGCTATTTCAGATAAATTTGGTGTACCTATTAAAAATAGTATTGCAGGTACTGGATTTGGTGATACTGTAAATGTTGTTCAAGATGCTTTATCACCATTAGGTGATGTTCTAGGTAATTTAGTAAACCAAACTTCAACTACGTTTAATAACAATGTAGTAAAACTAACGAACAATATTGCAATTTATATGCCAGATACAGTTCAATTTGGATCAACTGCATCTTATGATACACAATCATTATCAGGTGATGCATTATCTATGTTAGGTGTGGGTAAATCATTAGTTGATCAATATACAAATGGTGATAGAGTAGCTAAATCAAATGCTATAACTGCTTTATTAGGTGCTGTAAAAAATAAATTAGGAAGCTCAATTCCAGTATTGAGTAGTCGAACTTTTAATGCGGCATTTATTGGTAAATTTGGTGTAGTTAATCCTATGGTTGAAGTTATGTATTCAAAACCTGAATTACGTAATTTTAGATTTGATTATATGTTTTATCCTAGAAGTGAAAGTGAAGCAGAAAAAGTTCAACAAATAATTTATCAGTTTCAATATCATCAAGCACCGGAACTTAAATCAGGTACTGCAGGATATATGTTAGTACCTCCATCAACTTTTGATATTGGATTTTATTATCGTGGACAAGTTAATCCAAATATTCCAAGAATACTTTCATGTGTATTAAAACAAGTTGATGTAGATTATGCACCAAATGGTTTTCATGCATTTGAAAGTGATTATAATCAAACTATACCAAAAAAAGGCGGTACAGGTATGCCCGTTGGTATTAGATTATCATTAGCATTTCAAGAAACACAATATGTCACTAAACAATTTATGGATGAAACTAAAGTTGCAGAAGCAGAAAAAGCCACCTATGATGCAAATAATCCAAATACTTGGGGTCGTAGTGATATAAATCCAGAAACAGGATTACCAAGAGATCAAAATACGTATGGTCCACAAACAAATACTACTTCAATTAGACCTAGTGCGAGACAAGTAAGTGTTAATAACCCAAATAATTTTGCTCGATCTGAACGAGGAATTATAAATTCAACTTCTCCTGTTTATGTTACAGGCCGAACAACTGCTCAAGAAAGAGCTTTAACAAATTACCGAGATTAATAATATGTCATTATTCTTTAATAACTTTCCAAAAACATACTATAAAATAGATAATTCTAATGAATTGGATACAGTTACAAATATAACTGCAAATTTTTCAATATTAAATTCATCTATAAATGCAACACAAGGTTATTATGATTATACAATAAGTGAAGGTGATACACCAGAAATAGTTGCATATAAAGTTTATGGTGATGCAGAATATCATTGGTTAATAATGAGAATAAATGGTATAATGAATTTGAATACAGATTGGCCATTAACATATTCACAATTAATGGATTCAATAGAAGATTTATATGGTATTGCATATGCACAGACAAATTATAAAACACATTATAAAATTGAAAGAAAAACACTTGTTAAAACTGGTGACTATCTAGAAGAATATGTAACAATAGATGCTAATACATATGCAAGTTTAGCACCAATTTCAACATTCTATACTTTACCCGATGGTACATCAATGCAACTTGATATCAGTAAACAAAGATTTACTTATTATGATGATGAAGTTTTATCTAATGAAAAAAAGAGAACTATTAGATTAGTTAAACCACAATACAAAGAAATGATATTAACAGAATTACAAAGAGTATTGAATGGTTAATCCTATAAGTAATAATCTTCGTTTCTTTATTGATGAATTAATTTTAGTAACTAAACTAGGTAATTTTGATTTATCAGATAAGTTTGAAGAATTAAATATATTTGATACAATACTTAACCCATGTATGTCGGGTAATATATTAATTACCGATGCTTTAAATTTAACTTCTAAATTTAATTTTGATGGATCAGATTTACTTAAAATAAGTATTAAAAAAGATCCAAATGGTCCTATAACATTTAAAAAAACATTTAAAATATATGAAAAAGGTAAAACATTACCCTTAACTACTACATCTGAACAATATACATTATCATTTGTTTCAGAAGAATATTATTTTTCAAAAACAAAGAAGTTACAAAAAATGTATATAGGAAGAACATACTCAGATATTGCTCAAGAAATTATAGTAAAAGATTTGAATGTACCAAAGAAATTTATTATTGAAAACACTTTAGGTATCTTAAATTATTCAGGTAATAATAAAACACCTTTTGAATTTTTAACAGAATGTGCAACAAAAGCAATTTCTGCGGATGATCAATCACCAACGTATGTTTTCTTTGAGAACAAAAATGGTTTTAATTTTGTTTCATTATCTTATATTGCAAAACAAAATCCAATAGCTAGAATTAATTATGCACCAAAAAACTTTGGTACTGATGATGAAATTTCTTTTTATGGTGCAATGCATTTAGAAGTTATTTCTCAGTTTGATGTTATAGATAATATTAATAGTGGATATTATGGCTCAAGTGGTGTTTATGTTGATTATTTAAATCGTAGAGTTATAACTAAAAATATTGGTCCTATAAGTAATAATACTAAATCAAAACAATTAAATAAAAATCCAGAAGTTTCACCAATACCAGAAGCTGTGAATCCAAATTTACGCACTTGGGTTGTATATGGACCTACAGTTATTGCGACACAAAATAACACTTGGGTAAAAGAAAATAATCCTACAGCAACAAACACTTTAGATGATGTTATGCAATATTTTGGTAGTAGACCTGCAGAAATGCGTAAGTATACTGAAAAAAGAGTCAAACTAGTAATGCCAGGTAATTTTAATCTAATCTGTGGTTCTGTTGTTGATCTTTTAGTAACAAGTCGTGCTCAAAATATTTCATCAGATAGTAGAGATGATTCTTTAAGTGGTAAATATATAGTATTAGCATGTAGACATATTATAAAATATGATAGACATGAAACAATATTAGAAATTTCTACAGATTCAAATAATAAAGAACTGTATCGTCCACAATCACAATATTAGGAGATTTATTAAATAATGTCAAGTTTTCCAGGTGTAAATGCTGATATGTATTGGTTCATGGCTATTGTTGAAAATATCTATGATCCAGATATGGCAGGTAAAGTAAAAATTCGTGTCATTGGTAAAGATACCTCTGATACAATGGCAACGCCAAGTGAGAGTTTACCTTGGGCACCATGTTTACTTCCAGCAAATTTTTCAAGAAAAACTATAGATGTGGAACCTGGTGATTGGGTTGTTGGATTTTATGTTGATGGATTAGTTGCTCGTCAACCAATGATTCTTGGCGTTATTCCAGGCATTACAACTTCCACAGGATAAAAAATGGCATTAAACTTAAATCTTCAAACAGTATTTCCATATTTGGCGTCAGCGCAACTTGCAAATCTAACGGCAACTCAGCGTTTAAGATTACCACAATTGCCAGGTGGTATTGTACCTGCAGGTGGTTATATGAGACCATCTAATACACCAACTGCATCTATTACTACAGAAAATACTTTAGTTAGATTAACAAATTTAGATTTGGCTCATGTATGTGATATTAGTGGAGATATAAAAAGAAGTGCTGCATATCAATATCTAAAAAGTCACATTGGTATTGAAGCAATAACTAAAGCATTAGGAATTACTACTACTGCTAAAGGACTAATACCTTCTGCATTAACAACTACCCTTACTGCTGCTCTTGAATATGTTAGAGATGTATTAAGAACTGTTAATAAATATTTAAAAATAGTTAAAGCAGTAGCCGATGCGTTAATTCTTTATGTTGTTATCATTCGTGCAGTTATCAATTGGATTATGACATTACCTGCAAAACTATTAAGAATGATGAAAGAATGTGCATTTGCATTTTTCAATTCAATCATAGCTATTGGAAATGATTTATTAAGCACACCCGGTGGTATTTTAGGACCAGAGTTTAAGACACTAACGAATGAGATGAAAGCAACATTTAATGAAGCAAAAAGTGTTATTAAAAATACTCTTGCAGTAGCTCAAATACCAGGTCAAATATTAAATGCAGTATTAAATACAAATGTAACTTTAAATCCAGATCAAGCATTAGCTGCATTAGATGAAGCAACTATAAATTTACAAAATACATTAACAGCTTCAACCGCATTTGATCCGGCAACTCTTGTTCCACCAACAGCTGTAACACAAGATGCGTATCCGGCATCAGGTAAGACAGCTATTACTTAATATAATGGAAAAATAAAATATGGCAAGTTTACAGGCAGGTATAGAACAAGCGATTGCTGCAATAAAACCACCTACAACAGTTGCAAGTAGTGGTGAAACAAATAATACAAACAATGATAATAAATCTATTCCTCCAGCTCCAGGTGGTCAAAGTGGATGGATGGAACCACCATCACCGTTTAATGAAGATCCAGAATTAGGTCCAGTTAATAAACCTGTCTATCCACATAATCAAGTAATATCTTCTAAGAGTGGTCATGCATTTCATATGGATGATACGAAAGGTGCTGAACGTGTTAGATTAGAACATAGAACAGCCACTTTTTTAGAAATGCATCCTGATGGATCACAAGTTAATAAAATACAAGGTGATAGTTATGAGATTGTTGCTAAAAATAATAATGTATTAATCAAAGGTAGTTGTAATATTACTGTTATTGGTGACTGTGTAATAGAATGTCAAAATAAAATTGAAAAGATAAATGGCGATTATAATTTGCAAGTTGCTGGAAAATTTACAGTAATGGCAGGAGATATGATTGTTCATTCTGATAAAGATGTAGAGATAACGGCGGGATCAGGTACTGTTGGTGTAGGTAATATCCAGTTAAGTTCTGCAGATGGTGTTTTTGTTAAAGGTAAACTTACTGCTTTAAATAGTTTTTATGCAAATGAAATTTTCTCATCAACTAAAATTACTGCTACTACACAAGTTATATCTGGACATCTTGGTTTTCTAAGCCGAACCGGAGGATTATTTCTTGGTGTGGAAGCATCTATTCCAGGTGTGATAGATATTCCCCCTATTGTAAGTCCCGCATTTTCAATACCTGGAATTGTAGTTAATGGAACTGGTATAACAACTACAGGATTTATGTTAGCTGGATTAAGTATGTTTGCGCCATTGGTTACAGGTATAGTTACGTCAGATATTTTGGGTCCTATGATGTTTATAAGACTTTGGGACATACTTCATAATCATACTGCACCAACTGGACCAACAACACCTCCATTACAAGCCGGCACTTTGATGGCTTAATATGAAGATTACTTTTTTAAGGAAAATATTATGACTGTTATGAATAGATTAAATTATAATTTTGACACTACAAAATTTAATGGGTCTGAAGAATTATCTGCTAATTCTAAAGCAATAATTGCATATATGCCAAAAACATTAAAAACTTGGCAAAAACAAATACTAGCTAACGGATCAATACAGAATTCTGATTATTATAGAGATCCAACAGTAAATGTTGTTGCTAGTTTACAAACACAAGTAGATTCAATTAAGTCTATAATTAATGGTATTGAATTTTGGGATAATAATTCTGGAGTTGCTCAAAGTGCAAACACTTTATATAATACTTTTGCTAATTCTACAATAACATATTTTAAAAAACATACTTCAAATATTTCAGGATTAACTACATCTTCTGTTAGAGAAGCACCAGATCGTGGAAGAATTATGGGTATTGGAAATGCATTAATAATGGTATTGGGTGAAACTGAAACTACTAATGCAAATGCTTTACCTATATTAGGTTGTATGACTAGTCTGTTTATAAATGATGATATTGTTTCAAATACTGCAATTATAACAAACGATATTATCACATTACAGAATTCATTAAGAAACCAAGTTAATGCAACATATGGGTATACTAATGTATATTCCAATCTATCTTCTGTGGGAGTAGATGCATTATATTCTCATGCACTTACTGCAAATAATTTACTTTGGGATAGAAGAAAGCATGATTGTGATTTTCATTATGAATCTTCTAATCTTATTTCAGATTTTCAAACAGTTAGATCATTAGGAATGGTTGGCAATACTCAAACATATTTAATTAATAACTATATCGGTACAGATTTATATAAAGAAAAACTGGTAAGTGATTAGAAAGACAGATAAATAAGACATGGCAACCGCACTTACAACAACAGGAATATCAAGATATCGTGATCTGGATTTGAACTTTACTGTTCATCCAATAAGAAAAGATATCAATATTTTGACAGACGAACAATCTGTAGTAACTTCGGTCAAAAATTTAATATTGATGAATTTTTATGATAAACCTTTTCATCCTGAAATTGGGTGTAATGTTCGCAGAATGTTATTTGAGAATATGGATGAAATTAGTGCAACAATTATGGAAAAAGAAATAAGACAAACAATAATTAATTTTGAGCCTAGAGTAACTATTAATAATATATCAATTTTACCTGATTATGATAATAATAGATTTTCAGTTAATATGACTTTTATTATTGCTAACCAAACAAATCCAATAAATGTAGAATTTTTCTTAACAAGAGAAAGATAAAATGGCAGATCGTTTACAAGTATCCGAATTAGATTTTGACCAGATTAAATCAAATCTAAAAACATTTTTACAACAACAAACAGTATTTGAAGATTATGATTTTGAAGGATCAGGTCTTAATATTCTATTAGATGTATTGGCATATAATACACACTATAATGCCTATTATCTCAATATGGTTGCCAATGAATCATTCTTAGATACTGCATTACTTAGAAATTCTGTTGTTTCTCATGCTAAAAAATTAAACTATACGCCAAGATCATCAACTTCTGCTAGAGCAATTATTAATTTAACTGTTGTTTCTCCTGATACCACTCCAAGTTCTTTAACATTACCTAAAGGTTATGTATTTTATTCAGAACAAATTAATGGTCTATCATTTAAATTCGTTACATTAAATTCATATACTGTGGATAAAGTTGGTTATAATTTTATATTTAATAATATACCAATTTATGAAGGACAACTAACTTCAGTTACAACTTTAAATAGTTATACATCAAATCCAAAACAAATATTTACTTTAAATGATTCAAATATTGATACATCTACTTTAGTAGTTAGTGTTAGGCAATCAGCTGGAAATACTACAACAATTGTTTATGATAGATCAGAAAATGACTTAAATATTACTGCAAATTCTGAAGTATATTTTCTTCAAGAAGGTACTGACGGTAAATATGATATTTACTTTGGGGATAATATTTTAAGTAAAGCAATACCTGATGGTGGTGTAATTACTTCACAATATTTAGTGACAAATGGTGCAGCTGCAAATTATGCAAACAACTTTATTACTTCTGAAACAATTTCTGGTTATTCAACTCTTATTGTTGCACCGGTAACAAAATCATCAGGTGGTTCTTCAAGAGAATCTGTAGATGAAATTAAATTTGGTGCACCATTAAGTTTATTGGCACAGAATCGTGCAGTAACAAAGAATGATTATATTAGATTAATACAACAAAAATACCCACAATTTGAGGCAGTTAATGTTTGGGGTGGAGAAGAAAACAATCCTCCAATTTATGGTAAAGTATTTGTATCTGCAAAACCAAAATTAGGTTTTGAAGTATCTCAAACAGAAAAAGATTATGTAAAAAATAATATACTGAAACCTATTAGTATGTTGACAGTTACACCAGAAATTGTGGATGTAGATTACAATTATCTTAAAGTAACATCTAAAGTTTATTATAATAAAGCAAAATTATCTACAAGTCAATCACAATTAATTGCCGATATTAAAACTACAATTAGTGATTACTGTGCAACTAATTTAAATCAATTTAATAGTTATTTTAATTTCTCGGGTATGGAAACAAGAATTGATGCATATGATAGATCAATTGTTTCAAATGAAGCAACATTATTTGTTGCAAAGAAATTTAGACCAGATTTAATTAATTCTGATAACTATATTTTAGATTTTGGATTTGAATTAACTAGAGGAACAACAAATGATAATTTCTATTCATCACCAGATTTTACGGTTGCAGATGAGAATGGTGTAAATAGACAATGTTTCTTTGAAGAAGTTCCATCTTCATATAGTGGTGTAGAATCTATTACAGTAGCAAATCCAGGCATCAATTATACATCTACGCCAACAGTTACGATTGTTGGTGATGGTGTGGGTGCAACCGCTGCGGCAGTTATTGTTAATGGTAAGATATCCGAGATTACAGTATTAACACCAGGTATTGGATATACAACTGCAGCAGTTCAGATTACAGGAGGCGGTGGTGAGTTAGGAGAAGGTCTTGCAGTTCTTCAAGGTAGATATGGACAAATAAGAATCTCATACTACAAGACTGACGAGATTAGTAGTCAGAGTACCAAAATTATTATTAATAGCACAAAAAATAATGGTGTTACTGGAACCATTGATTATAAATTAGGTAAAATATATATTAATAATTTTAATCCTAGTGCAGTTAATAATGATTTTGGAGATATTATGATACATATTATTCCTATGAGTAATATAATTCAATCAAGTTTAAATAAAATGTTAGTATTGGATGATCAAGATCCTACAAGTATTGTTGTTAAGGCAATAGCAATCTAATGGATCAAGTTTTAACATCTATACTAGTAGAAAGACAATTACCCGAATTTGTTCGTTCTGAACATCCTGTATTTGTAACTTTTCTTAAAAAATACTATGAATGGTTAGAAACTAATAATCAAATTAGTTATGAAATAAATGCACTTGCAAACTCTATTGATTTAGATAAAGCAGATAATGATTATCTAAATTTAATAAAACGAGATTTAATGCCTTATTTTCCAGAAAACATACTGGCAGATAAGAGATTATTTTTAAAATTAATTACAAATTTTTATAAGTCAAACGGTACACCGGATTCAGTTAAGTTTTTATTTCGTGCTTTATATAACGAAAATATAGACATTTATTATCCAAAAGATGACATACTAAAGGCATCTGATGGTAAATGGGTATTGCCTTTAGCACTTAGAATTGATACTAGTGATAACAATATCTTTAATATTGAAAAAACAAAAATAACAGGTAGAATATCTAAGGCCACTGCCGTAGTAGAAAAAGTCATTGAATCTATTGATCGGCAATTAGGCATTTCATATATTGAAGTTTATGTTTCAAATGTAGAAAGATTATTTGAAACGGGTGAATATGTAGATGCAACATATAATAATGGTGTTGTTGATGTAACTGTATCTGGTCGTTTAATTGGTGCATTATCAGAAATTAAAGTTGATCCACTAAATCGTGGTTTGTATTATAATGGGTATGATCCATTAATACCATATAATGGTGATCCAGTTACTATTGTTGGAGGTTTAAATCCAACTGCAAATAGTCCTGTTGGTGCTTTGGCGTATGTTGGTAATACTACAAAAGGTTCAATAACAGATATTGTATTAACTAATCCAGGTTTTGGATTTAGAAAATCGAGCGAAATAAGTTCATCATATGACACATATGTTACAACTATAGATTTTAAAGGTGGATTTGAAAATGCACCTTATGGTTCAGAAGCAAAGGCATCTATAAATTTATTAGATACTTCAACTGTTCGCAAAATAAATTTAAGAAATATGTCCATTGAAACTTTGAATGGTCTATATGCAAATATCAATGTTGCGAATGCTATTACAATTTCTAATATTGGTTCATATCAATCATTTAATGTTTACCCAATTTCATTTGTTACATTAGATCAGGGTGGTGGTGGATACAGAGCAAAACCAACAGTAGATACTTATAGTTTTTATAATGAAACTAATTCAGATGTTCTTGTTATATCATCATGTAACATTGTTAAAGATACCAGTATAATAACAGATTTAACACAAGATTTAACTACTTCATTTGAAGTTGGTAACTATGTAAGATTATACATTGTAAATAAGATGGAAGATATATTTGAAATTACAGGAGTTACTACTCATACAATTTCTTTTGCCAATACTTTTGCAAATGATGTTTCTGGTGTTTCTGTATATAAAATTGTAAGAAATGATTTATATAAGATAGGTTCATTAGGTAGAATTGTTACTGCAAATGGTGGTAGTAATTATGCAGTTAATCAAACATTAACATTTACTGGTGGTTCTGGATATGGTGCTAATGCATATGTGAGTGCAATACATGCCGGTAACAGTGGTATTAAAACAATAACAATTAACAATCATTCATCAAATGCATATGTATTAGGTGGTGAAGGTTATACTAGAGATGCATTACCAACAATCACAATAAACACAGTTTCTGGTACTGGCGCTAATGTTTATGTTAGTGAAGTTCTTGGTGATGGTGAATCATATTCATTAACTACATCAAGAATTGGTTCTGTAACTTCTTTACGTATAATTAGTTATGGATATGATTATGTTGAAGTGCCTACGATATCTTTAAGAAATATGGATTTAACTTTACAGAATGTAACATCTGGACAACTATTTGTATCAAATACAAAAGTATATCAAGGTACATCCAATACATCAACAACATTCTCTGCATATGTTGATAACTTTACTCAATCTACTGGATTTATTAGGTTGTTTGATTATATAGGAACATTTGATGTAACTAAAACAATTAAATCGGATGATGGAACAGTTTCTGGTAATGTTGTTTTAGGTAGCACAACGGTATATGGTGATGGTCGTGCTAAGGCAACTGCAAACTTTGAAAATGGATTGATTAGATATCCTGGTATCTATCTGAATACTGATGGACATATAAGTGAAGATAAGTTTTTACAAGATGGAAATAAATTTCATAATTTCTCATATGTGATTAATTCACAAACAGATTACAATAAATTTAAGAAACCATTAAATGATATTGTTCATCCATTAGGTACAAAAACATTTGTCACAAGAATTGACAACAATCAAGAAAATGTTTCTGCAAATGACAAATCAAAGTATTACGGTAACAACTTTACCAACTAAGTTTAATATTGTATATGGTGCTAATGCAACTACGAATACAACTGCCAATTTAATGAATTATGTAAATGTTGGTGATGTTGTAATATTTACTGGCGTATATCGACATGTTGCAAATACAGTTAATATTTCTCTTGGTTCTAATACAGTATTTGGTAATACTTGTAACTTTATTAATGATATTCTTGATGGTGATATTATTTACTTATCAACTGGCAATACAGAAACCGTATTAAGTGTATCAAATAGCAAATATCTAATTACTCAAAATACTCTTGGTGTTACTGCAAATAATGTAACTATTAATCTCTATTTTGATGAGACTAAAACTGTTACTTTTGTAAATGCTAATACCATTAAAGTAGCTACAGCATTTACTTCAAATACTTTAAATATTGTCACAAACGTCTTAAAAGTTAAATAAATACAATTATGTCATCACTCATAACAAAAAATTTCAAAGTATTACTTGCCAAACAGTTATATAATCTATTGGATTTAACGGCAAATTCATATCTTCCTACAACAAGAAGATCATACATGTATGCATTTATAGGTAAACAATTACCTTGGAATGCTGGTACTGAAGTTCCAGTTACCCCTACAGAAACCGATTCTGTGATTAATGACTACTATCGGTATGGTATATTGGCAAAACAATTATCTTATACCAATGCATCTTTGGTCGTAGATAGAAATAATTGGACTGCAAACACAAAATATAACACTTATGAAGCAAATACTAATTTTTATATATTAAATAGTAGTGATCAAGTATTTAAGTGTTTAGCAAATAACGCAAGTGCAAATTCTACAGTTGAACCCGCACTATCATTATCTACAACTTCATTAGAAGAACCATATGTTTTAACTGCAGATGGTTATAAGTGGAAATATTTGTATACTATTTCATCGGTACAAAAACAAAGATTTTTAACTGCAGATTGGATGCCAGTAGTTAATAATAAATTTGTTACTGCATCTGCAGTTCCGGGTGGTATTGATATTGTTACTATTACTAATGCTGGAAATAATTATACTAATGGCGCAACACAGAGTATTATATCAATAGATGGTGATGGTACTGGTGCGGTATTAAAAGCAAATGTAACGGGTGGCCGTGTTGTTAATGTTATTATTCAAGATAGAGGAATGCAATATACCTATGCAGATTTAACATTTACAGATGTTGCTGGTGGTACTGGAACAGCCGCAACTGCTACAGTTTCTATTGCGCCACATGATGGGCATGGATATGATCCTTTATATGAATTAGCTGCATCTAATTTAATGTTTAATGTTGAATTTAATCAAGATGAATCAGGTATACTACCTACTGATAATGATTTTAGACAAGTAGTATTATTACATAATCCATTTTTAAATGACACATCAACTCCAGCAACAGGTCAATCATATAGTTTATATACAAGAATAACAACATCGCCAGGTGTAGGTGATTTTGGTATTGATGAGGTTGTTTATCAAGGTGCAACTTATGCAGATTCAACATTTACTGCGGACGTTATATCTTTTGACACCGTAGAAAATCATCTTTATGTAAATAATGTTCGTGGCATTTTGTCAGTAAATTCTGCAATTAAAGGCCGAGATACAGGTGCAATTCGTGTTGTAAATGCAATACAGAATCCAACACTTGATTTGTATTCAGGACAGATATTATACATAACTAGTAAAACACCAATAACCCGTGATGATGCACAAACCGAACGAATCCGTTTTATACTGAGTTTTTAACGAGGAATAAATGACTACCCTATTCAATTACGATCCATATTACGATGATTTCAATGAAGATAAAAATTTCATGCGTGTTCTTTTTCGTCCTGGATATTCAGTTCAAGCAAGAGAACTTACTCAACTGCAAACAATTTTATCTAATCAAATAGAAAAATTTGGTAATAATATAATAGTAAATTTAGAGTTTGATACATTAATAAAAACTAACTTAGATCTTATTAAAAGTAAAAAATATAATACAGCATTTAATAAAAATACTCCAAAGATTTTTTTTGATGATGTCACAGTTAAAAAACTAGATAAATTATTTAGTATTTTAAAACCAGGAAAATCATCAATAGTACCACTACCAGGAGGACCAGTGCCAGGAGGACCAGTGCCAGGAGGACCACCAGCAGGACCAGTACCGGTAGGACC